GTTTTTGGAATAACTTCCAACTTCCAGTAAGCTATAGCTGAATGTGGCATTGTTAATGCTCCAGAGCATCTAGTCTCGATTAGGTATTTGTATTGGTTGAAGTCAATGTCGAAATCATCAAACATTGTAATACTTCCACCTTTATCAGCACCAAGAGAATAATCATTCATATTAACTGAAATACCAATAAGTCTCTTTTGTAGACCATCTTTCGATGCTGTTGCTGGTTCCAGAACAATAACTTTGTTTTCCATAACAGGAACTTCAACAATTTCTTTTGCACGAATGCCAGCTGCTAAATCAGCTTCAGTATTATATAATCTTCTGTTAGTTGTATCTTTTAAAAGAAGCATGTCGCCATTAACATCAGGAGTAGTAAAGAAAGTAGGAACACCAGTACCTTTGTATTTCTTACGTCCTAGTATAATTTGGTCGACCATTTGAGCGGTTGTAGCATTGGCCGGAATTTGAATCTCAACTGTATAGATTGGATCATCGGTTGCAATTGGTCTAATTTTGTCTTCTTTAATTTTATCATCGGAAGAAGATAATCTACCATCTCCAACTAATAGTGCTCTAGCAATTTCCTCTTCAAGCATCATCCTCATCTCAGCTCTCAACCATACAATAACATCAAAGTCTGTGATGTCTATAATGTCGTCTCTATCTAATTTTTGTTTCTTGTAAATTGTTTGAGGATCAGTTGTTCTTTTTAACAATGTAAATACTTCATCTATTTTTTCGTTGCCTGTTACATAGCCTCTTGCACGTGCCTCTTCAGCCGTAATGTCTGCAAGCACAGTTTTGATTCTTGAAAAAGGAACATGTTTAGCAGCACCAAAAACTTTGGAAACCCATTCAGTATCTCTTTTAATGAATGTTGGAGTGTTGGTTGTTGTTCTTGCATCTGGGAATAAATAACCGATATTATCGATACCATATGTACCAGCATGTGCAAGTACATCTCCTTGATGTTCATAATCTTCAAACGCATCTCTAATGCTAGCATAGCCATGTGCTAGGAATGCATTTTTTAATGTTGACTGGGACTGTCTAGCATCGTTGAAAATTTCACGAAGTTTTTCTCTTGTTAGGTTTCCGTGTGTTATGTTTTGGTCATTTTGTTCAAAAATATTTCTCTTCATTGCATCGTCTCCTTCAATATTGGAATGTTTTAAATCTTTTTCGTTTACCTCTAATGCCTGTGCTATTAGGGCATACACTACTAGTTTTTGATCCTCGTTCAACGTTTCGAAAACTTCAGCCACAGTCTTTTGATCTTTGGCCGCATGTTCTAATTCGTCTTCGGTTAGATCGATTTCTTTTTCGTCTTCGTCGGGCATATCGATTGCGTCGTGTACGAGTGCTCCGATAGAAATGATAGCTTCCTCATCATCTTTAACTATGCTACCGTCAGCATGCTCAAATGCGAGATTGTCGATATATGCCCCTGGGTTAGCACCTGAAATAACTAGGGAAACTTCCCTTATAACACCATGAACAACATTGGAACCTTTTTGCACTAGGTTATTTGCATAAATACTTAAAGAGTCGATGTCCCCATGTTTTACTAAATCTTTTGCAACTTTTCCGGATTCAGTGTTGTTCAAATAGCAGTAGCAATATACGCCGTCAGCTCTGTTTTCTAAAATAGCATGTCCCAACACATTTTTTGGGTCATTGTGAAGATGCTGGTAAACTAATGGTACTTTTGCACCGTCCATATCTTCGAAAGCGTTCGGCATAATGGTTCGACCATCTGCACATTTTAGACCGACCTTAGTGGCATATCCGCTAAAGTCATACTTTTTTTTCTTATTCATATTTCCTCCTATTGATTTATAAACATCAGAGTGCTCTAAGTTTGCGTTTCAAACGTTCGATCTGTTCGGAAACCTCCTCTCGCGTTGGTGGATGTTCAATTAAATCTTCTTCCTCCTCTGCTTTTGGTTTAATATTATTTCCATTTTGATTGTTCGGTTCCGGCATATTTTTATTACTTAACTCATTTGCACGTGGATCGTTTGATGGTTTTCTTCCAATAATCTGACGTAATTCATTCGATGTTAGTATGGCATTACGGCTAAATACATCCGCAATATTGGCTAACTCTGTAGCTGGAACAAGTCTAAATATGTCACGGAAACCCATGATAGAATGACCTTGGCTTCTTGCTGTTTTTGTCAAGAATTTACGAATCATTTCATCAATGATTGCTGTAACAATTGGTTCGACCGTTCGATCGTAATAATTACGAAGCTCTTGCTCAGTAGCCTTTCCGGTGAATATGTTCTCGGACATACCGAGTTGATTATAGAATGTTGTTGTCAGATATTGAACTTGTGCTAATAAATTATTCTCAACTGGACGATTTAACTGTGTAATGCGTTCCGTGGCATCCGCATAAGCTATACCATATCGACTACTTTCCAATTGATTGGCAATCGCTTGGACTCTATCTTTGGCTTCTGCTTTTCTTGATTCGGATTTAACGGTATATGGTAATTGAATAATTAGATCTAATTTACCAGAGCTCATCTTATCATCAGTTACATCGAGAAGACTAAGTTTACTTCTTAATCGTTGTAAGGTTGAATTTGGTTCGTTCATAATTGCATATAATGGATTTTCAATTATACCAACAATCGATTTTGGAACTGTTATTGTTTGTTTTATACCACGATTATCGTTGTAAACTTCAACTCGAACGTGATTTGGAAACCATTCCTTAATTTTACCAGTTCTAAGTGATAAAATCTTATAGCTATCAGATATTGTTGGGTCACCTATTGTTTCAATAGGGACAATCGCAACAACGCCTTCATCAAACATACTCATTACAACATCCTGAATAAATGCACGACCTGTTTGGTCTTTATTCGCCTCTACTGTGAGACAATGGTTTAAAGAGTCTTTAATTGTTTCTAAATAACGATCTTCATCATCCAACCGGACATGTTGTATATTGAAACTAGCAACGTCCATTGCGATTTTTGTGGTAATAGTTGAAATAATAGATCTTTCACTTCCCCTTGATAACCGAACCTGACTAGGATTGAATGACGATACGTAACCAAGATCCGACATAGAATATGGTACATTTTCTTCAGAATTTTTGAAGACGTTCCATGCTTGTTTTAATCTATTGCTAAATGAGTTTATATTAATCACCCCTTCGCATTAGATTTTCTTGTTTATAGGCAACCTTACCAGATTTGAAGACACCTTGTTTCAATTGTTCCATATCGTAACCTGCGTCGGCAACTGCTGTATGGACCCCAATTTCACCTCGTTTAGCAACAAATTTTAACACTCGCCCAGATGGAGCCTGTATTCCAGAAACTCTTTCGTTCATAAGCGATGCTAATTTATTGTTATACTGTAAAATTGTAGCGGAGGAAATGCGACCAGTAGGCGTATAAGATATCTCCAATTGGGTTTTGACGAATTCATTCATTTCTTTTGATACTGTTTTTTGAATTTTAGCGCGTATTTTCTCGCCCTTTGTTTCGGCCCACTTGATGTCTTTCTTATCTAATCGGGCCCGGCCTCTAGGTGTAAGTGACCCATCGGGATTCTGATATCTACGAACACCCCACTTCATACCCATAATTCCGTAATGTTGAAGGACTGTTTGATTCATAAATTGGTCCTCCTTATTTCTAATCTTTGGACTTCATATTAAATGCAGCTTCCGCGAACTGTGGGGATAATTGTTGTACAAAGATCTTCGCACTACCTAAGAAGACACCTTTACTAAATTCGGATAAAGCTTCCCCTCCACCTTTCAAGATTGCTTTTTTAACAAAGGATTCACTTCTCTCTAATTTTTCTGCTGTGAGTCTTTTATAAGTATCCTCTAATTGCAATCTTTCATTTAGTTTCTTCAGCTCTTCATTTGAAAGACCGTCTGGGGCTTTCGATTTAAAGTCCCTACTTTTAACATGATCTTCGGATTTTTCAGAATCTTTGTACCGTCTTTTCCCAGCAGGCGTTCGAGTTCCATCTTTATTTTGAAATCGTCTCACGCCCCATTTTTGGCCTAAAATACCGTAATGGTATAATTGGTTGATTGGAGTTGTTGTATCGATTATAAAAGGTTGCTCGTATGTATTTTTCTCACCCGATCGCCTTTTTAAATCCATTATTACATCTTCGACTTCCCGCTCACTTCGGAGGCGCTCCAGCATACGACAAAGCTCAGGAAAAGATAGTTCCGAAATACTTTTAGTTTTGTCAGGTTCTAAGTTGAATCGAGTATCAGTTGATTCATCATAATAATGTTTTATAACTTTATTGGCCATCCGTTTCTCCTTTCTATTCAAATTCATCCTTGTTTAATTTATATGCAACGTAAGCATTAAGTAAAGCTGAGACAGCATCTATCTTTTCATCTCTATGCTTCTTTAGAAGTTTACGATTACCATTGGTATCTTCCTCTGTTACGGCGTTACCCATTGTAAAGCTGAATAGTTCCTGGTCGAATATCAATAGACGTTCTTCCGAAAGCTTCTTGAGTTCTCCAAGCGGAACTGATTCAGTTTTAGAACCTTGTATAACTTTCTCTATCGCATATGGACCATTTTCTTTTTCCCATCTAGCTATAAACTCTTGGGCGTTATAAGGGTCAAAACCAACACTTCTAACGTCGTATTGCATCGCGTCGATGTATTCTTCAAGGTCATCATATACGTCCATCATATCAAGCACCGTACCATCAAGAATCATTAATGATCCTTCATTGATGAACTCGTTATACTTAACACGAAGTGCACCAGGAAGTCTAGATAGAGTTAAACTAGTAATATAGCAACGAGTCTTGATTCCGAATCCATCTCGTCCGAGTGGGAATAAAAATGTGAAGGCACAGAAGTCATCCCCTTGGGATAAGTCGACGCCCATCGAACAAACACATTTCCAAAAGGATCTTCGTCTATGTGGTTGAGTTTCTTCGTATGTAAAGAAATATGTATACCCTGCCATTGGTATTCCGAAACGCTTTGCAAGAATATCATTCCGAGTTGATGGGGCTTTTTCGGCACGCTCAACATCTCTCTGATATGTCTCATATGAAACTGTCTTACCGATGTTTGGTTGGGCTTTTTGCCACATGTTTGGATCTGCTACTTCCTCAATATCGTCTAATCTATAGTACCAAATGGACACATGATCGGCTATGTAATCACCTCGAAGTATGTCCATCAATTCCATTTTGACTGTATCGCCAGCGCTATTACGAACAGTACCTTCTGAGCTCGTCGCAACAATTAACCAGTCGTCAAGTTTAGACGCACCTTGTTCAACAGCCCCAATAACATCCTCACGAATATTACCGGATAACCATTCATCGATGGTTGTAACCTTAGGCCGTAACCCTTGGAGTTTATCGATAGTCATTGCACGAACTTCTAAAAGTGAACCAGTAAGAAAGTTTTCAATTCCTTTTTTGGTGGCCGCTAGTTTTGTACGATTGGCTTTAGCACCTGTAGTGTTGAAAATAGATCCTTCAGTTAGAAACTTAAACAATGGTCCGCGACTTCTTGTAATGGCTGTTCTAATTGGCGACATTACTTCGTCAGCTTGTTTCATTGTTGGTGCGGTCGTTACCTGATGTGTGGTTGTCGTATCAACATTTAAAAAATAATTTTGTATACAACTTGCATACATTGACTTAGCTGCACCACGTGCAACGATTAAAAACTGCTTATTTATTAACCTTTTCTTAACCCAGCGATCCTCATAACCACCGGGATCTCGACCATTTCCCGGTATAAAGATTGATCTCTTTTCGAAATAGTACCAACCAAAAATATCTTCAGCCCAAAGTTTAAAAGTGTCTAAAAGGTGGAGATCGGATCCATCGGTGAGTGTCAGCTCATTTTCACAAAATAAGATGAAGCCCTCTACGGCATCTTCATCGTAATAGTATGCGGGGTTACGAATACGATCGTCAATTCTATTCATCTGGAGAGAAATTTCATTGTTGACAAGTATTTCGCCTCTCAACACGGCTTCACGAAATTGACCATAATACCGAGGAGTGGCCGTGTTAGATAACTTCAATTAATTCCACCTCTCTATTTAATAATTGATACTGGGATAGGCTTGCCTGTATTTAAAAAATCAAGATTCTCGGGTATGATTGGTATTAAAGCAGATTCCTCTGGATTGTCCTTACTAATCATAATGCATAAACTTCCCACCTCATTTCCATCTATATGTTCTGAGAATACAAAACCAAATGCTTTTTCGAAAGATAAGATTCGTTGAATATATTTCGAGGTTGTTAGCTCCTTGGCCTTAATATACGCCTCTCTTACACTTACCACTTTATCACCCCTTTAGCAACCTTTTACTAATTTCTTCATCATTAATTTGTGCGTTGTCTATTCTAAAAATTTCAACTGAACTTGCATCGTACAAATAGTTGGATGGGTTAGAGGAAAATTTTGTGAATAAAAGTCCATCCGCAGTTTTTTTGGCAGTATCCGCCAGAAAGTTCAATCCTTTAAATTCCCCAGATCTTCCAGATTGAGCATCAATAAATATGATTTTTCCATTGGTTTTCTCTACATTAAAAATATGTCCAGCACCCATTGACGCCCATGTTACTTGAACTGCTCCACGGTAACCATCTGGGACAGAATCAAAGTAATCGTTGATTTTCTTATTATTTAATTTATTGTTTCTAAAATCATTAAGATTTTTAATCTTGAATACATCAGATTCTTTAATATTATAACTTTTTTTAATGTCATATAAGTATTCTCCAGATGGTGATGGTTTTGCCTTCACATCATACCCGCGACGTCTAAGTTCATAACCCATTGTTGTATTTGGACAATTATTTTTAAAGTTCTTATTTATCGATCGTGTATTGTTTACATTTTTAAGAGACTGTTGTAGTGTTTCGGGCGGCTCGATTTTTTTAACATCTTTTAACTTTGTTATTTTGAGGTTTTCATCATCGACGATTTTCATAACCTTTTCATTTCCAACATTGCTCGCCGCATATCGAACTCCTTCAACTATGAGCTTTACCTCTTTTGATACTATTATGAGGGATACGCCTAGACCCAACAGATAAACCTCCAAACCATTAATCTTTTGATTAGACTCAGATTTTTCTATTTCAGATTTTCGACTTCTATGCCCCAGTTGTTCAGGAGTTCGCCTAACTCCCCACTTCATCCCTTTTACGCCGTAATGCTCAACCCTTACTTCATCGAACATCGCAGAAGTAATTAACTTATTCGCCATCACAGACCTCCTTCCTGAAGATGCTGGACAGTAATACGCCACTCATACTCAGAAATCTGTTTCTCGATCGAGTTGACAAGAAAGGAATTTTGTGGAGGATCGAACATTAGTCGAACTTTTAAATAAACAAACGATTTAATTATTTCAAGATCTTTTCGTCCCTGTGTAAATTCTTCCCAAACATTATTCTTATCCGT